CCGAGATTGCCGCTGCCGATCCCTGCGTCAATGCTCCCTGCGTTGTGCGGATCTGCTCCCCCTGCGGCTGCAACTGAGCGAGAGCCCGAGTTGCGGACTCCTCGTCGATGATGCCCCGCTTGAACTGATCGGCGATCTTTTGCACTTCCATCCGGTAGCGTTCTGCGGGAGTGCGGGTCTTGTTCCACATCTCCTCACGCTGCTTGATGCCCTCGGCGAAAGCCTTGTTGTCGTTCTCCCACTGCTTACGCTGTGCGTCCGCCTGCTGCTGTCTGACGCGAGCCAGCCGTTCCTCGGGACCGAGAGCAGCCATTGCCGCAGCGTTGTTGCCCTCAATGTTTTGAAGTGCCTCGGCGAGCCTTAAGTTCTCTTCTCTGGCAGCACGCAATCTGTCGAGTTCGTCCATTTGATTGGACAGAGCCCGGCCCACATTGTCTTCAAGTCTGACTCGATAGCCTTCGTCGCGCTTGACTCGCCCGAACTCATCGAATGCCTGTTGCAGAGGCACTTCCCCGGTCTGTCCGTTCCGTGTAAGAAATGCTCGCGCCGCTGGTGCCGTTCCAGCTTCCTGTGCCATGACGTTTTCACGCAACATCCCGGCCATCAGAGCGTCTTGGCGAATCTTGATCTTCTCTTCGATGATTCGCTGCTCTGTGACTGCGTTATCACGTTCCCTGGCGATCCGCTGAGCATTCCCCTCGCGGGCTAGGTCGTTCAGCTTCATTTCCCGATCATGCGCAGCCTGCAAGGCATCGAGGCGAGCATTAAGTGCCGTCTGTAGATCTTGCGTCCGCTGCGTCAGCGTGTTGGTGGCCTCCTCGGATCGGAGCAACGCCGGAATCAGAATCCCAGCCAATGCACCGCCGACCGATGTGACCGCCATCCCCATCGGGCCAAACGCAGCACCCAGCATCTGCACGTTATTTGCCACGCCACCAAACGCCCGAGCCGCAGCGTTCGCCCCGCCCATCTGAAGAATGGACATGAAGTCCTGAAGGGCGAAGCCAGCCTGCTGGAAGACTTGGGGCGAGAATGCCTTGGTCATCGCAGCGTTAGTCTGCACCGCGACGGTCTGCGCCTGCTGGGCACCTTGCGCGAAGCGGCTGCTATCCATCGAGAGATACGCCACCAGATCGCCTACGACGGCCATCTAGACACCCTCCGCAATTCTGCGAGCATTTGCCCGCTGTTCGGCCTCGGTCTGCTCACGCTCAAGCTGGATGCCCGGAAGATGCTCTCCAGGTGTGACCTCGACTCCATGCGACGCCGCGAACATCCCCAAAAACGTCGCCAACTGGGAGACAAGACCGCGACAGCCGAGAGGTTCCGCCGCGTCGTATGCCATCCAGCCCTCGACCTGCTCCGGGGTGAGTTCCGCCGCCATCTGCGCCACGTCTACGACCCCGAGAGCCGCCGCCAAGCGGTAAAGGAACATCTCCCGAGGTCGCCGGATCAGTTTTTTGCCTCAGTCTCCGTCTTCACCGTTGCCGAAAACCCAACGTGGTCCCAGCATGCGTCATAAAGGAACGCTGAGTCGGCGGAATCCATGTTTTCGAGGATGATTCGCTCGTCCCCAGGCTTCAAGAGTGGCTTGCCATCGGCATCGACCACACACAGGCAGATCAATCTGGCCTTGCCATCCTCCAAACGCCCAGGCAACAGCTTACCATCGCGCCCGAACCGCGAGTTTTCGTAGGTCGTCCGCTCCAATTCGGTCAGAGACTGCAATCGGACAGTCTCGCCAGTGGTCGGCAGCGTCACTTCGCGGTGTCGTCGCTGTGCCGGTCGGAGAAAAGTCTCCCGGGTTGCCAGTGCCATCTCTACTCCTCGTGGTGAATGAGCCCGTAAGCCTGCGCCAGTCGCAACATGTGCCGCCCGTGGGCTGTTTCCGGGTCGGCATTCCTCGCCTCATCCGCGATTCTGTCCATCGCGTCTGGCCGCTTCTTTGTGTCGGCCTCGTAGGCCGCGTGGCATTCCTCGTCTGCGGGCTCTGCGTATGGCGGATTAGCTCCGAACTGCCAACAGCACAGCATCCACGCGTTACGGTCCTCGATGACGGTCCCGACTGGCAACATGACGTGGTAATCATCCACGCCACACGCAGCGACGTATGGGGCACTCCTGTCGCCCACAACGACACCGGAAGGCATCTCCCACCGAACTGGACTCGGCGAAATGTCGTACTTGACGTTATGGGCCAGTGCGGGGCGGATCAGTCGGCATTTCATGTGGGGAAGGTCGTCGAGCCAGAGATGCGGAACCCTGCGTCAAACTGCAACGGGTTTCCTTCGCTGCTGTTCGCCTTGAACGACTCGCAGAACGCCGTAAACGTCCATGTAGACGCCCCGGTATCTGGCCAAGCAATCGACGCAGCCCGCGACGTGATAGCGGTATGGTCGGTCGTCAACGCCTTGTGGGTCGAGGCAGCCGGATCAAAGAAGCCCGAGATTTTGGGTTGACCAAATTCGATGAAGCCGGTCCCGATGTATTCGTCGCCAACCGAGGAATCCAATGCCGTGACCTTGGTCATTCCGGCCTTCGACTCGCCCGATTCAATGCTTCGGACCTGGGCAATCGTCGTCAGGACAGACGAGATGGTCCACTTGAACGCTGTACCCTTGGACGCAATCTTGGCCATTACGGCGTCTCCGTGTAATGCACGAGGTAGATGAGGTCAACATGGTAAAAGCCATCGTCCGAATCATCGCCGTATGGCACGAACTCGACTTCCCGGGACTGCAACTCTGCCCCCTGAATCTCGATGCCCGAGACAGTCCCTTCGTAGCCCGCGAGTCCCGAGGGGCTGCCGCTGCTGTTGTTGCCGTTGATCGCTACCGCCAGACTCCGAGCAGTTGCCAGCGACTCGGCGAGCGACACAATTCGGATGCGACAATCGACCAGCCCGCCCTGATACTCGATGTCGTTATTGACCGTCTCCGACTCGACCTGCAATACGACAGCCGGGAGCTTGTCTTGCTGGGCTAGCTTGTACGGTCGCACTGTAGACGTAATCGCAGTGACTGCCGTCTGTGCCAGGAGTCTTGTGCGGAGCGAGTCTTCAATCGCCATTAAGCACCCCCGCAGTTTCCATTGCTCCGGGGATTCCCTTGGAGTCCAGATTGGACAGTGACTTTCGTGCCACGTCGATCATGCGTTGCGTAACAGACGATTGGCCGAAACTTTGCACAAAGCCGCCGAACTTCTCTTTACGGATCATACCCGTATAGCGTCCCTTCGGCTTCTTGCTGAAGAGTTGCCGTGTCTTTCCGAGCAATGTCGTTGACGAAGGTTTCGCTTCAGCCTTTAGATATCGTTTCTTCGTCCCAAGGGCGAACCAGTGCAGGTTAGCAGCACTGATGCCAACACCCTTTCGGACGCTCTTCTTGCCCTTCTTCCCCTGCCACAATGCACGCGGTCCAGTCCTCTTGATTGATGCGCGAAATGCCTTCCCGACAGCAACACCGGCTTTGCCGTCGGCCTTGTTCTTTCGCGTCCCCCTCTTCATTCGCCAACCGATGCCCTTATCGAGCGTTCGTGGGCGGATGCTTCGCTTGATGTGTCTTCGGATGTTCGATGCAGCCTTGCGACACCCTGCGGCAATGCACATATTCGCGACCTTGTTCGCGTGGATCGTGTGCATGTAAGACAAGGCATGATCCAACTCGGCCACGCCAGTCAGTACCACTTTCGGTTCAATCATGGCAGCGACTCCGTAGCCAGTATTCGCAGTGCCTTACGGTTGCCGTCTTGGTCGATAATCGCCCCGATGTTCAAGATCCTCGATCCGATCTTCGCACGCCACAGCGATGGCACAGCCGCTGCCAGTTCCGGCGTGTAGTCGCAGTTCAAAACGTGCGAGATGTCCGCGCCAAGCTGGATGAACAAGAACGATTCCCGCCCGCCGCGTGCCTGAAGCGAGACCCAGCGGAAGAACTGCGTAGACCACGAGTCCACAGACTGTCCGTCGGTGTTCGTCGTCGGTGTGTTCTTTTGGAACTCGACGCGGGTAGTACGATTGCCCGCAGTCATGGCCACCTGCTTAGGCATAATCACCCCACTTGAGGCGACCGACGAGGGCATCGTAAGACAGCTTCACATCGTGGGTCACGTTGTCGGCGACAGCTTCGCCGTACCGATACCAGTGGCTCGCCAAGAGTCGCATAGCTTGCTTCGCATCCTCGGGCACAGCCGACGCAGCACCGTAGCCCACGACTGCCGTGAGCTCGACAGCATTGAACCGCTCGTAGGTCGTCGGCCAGGTCTTGCCAAACGCGGGCCGGATAAGTGCGGGCTCCGCGTAAAGATCGCTCTCGTATTCGGTGGATGCGAGAGTCTGTTGAACGTTCAGCGAGTCGTAATAGGTGATCGACGTGATGCTCTGCACGGGAGCAACTGGCAGCACGATATAGGTCGGAAGAAAATCCATCGCCACGACCACGGTCTGCGTGCAGAACGCCCGCCGCGTGTCCTTCTCCAGCATGATCCGAGCCGCAGTCAGATACGACTGCAACTTAGAATCCTCGAAGCCCGAGTCGATCCGGGCATGCAACTTGAGATCCTCCACCGAAACCGGCTCGACCACTGGGCCAACAGACACACGCCAAGCGTGCCTGACGCTATCCATTGAGACCAGTGGTTGAGCACGATTCCAGGGCATCTTACTTCCCTCGGCTACGACGCCGCTCCATCACTGGGCGAGCGTCTGCGGTTTCAACAACGTCTTCGACAAGCCGGGCCATGCCTCGGCGGATCAGCACATTGGCCACGCCATCGGCCATGTGCATCACCTTACCCGGCTTGTGCCCGAGCCAGCCCTTGAGCAGTTCCACCTTCATCAGGCGGGCACTCGCAGGATGTTCGCGAAGCCACGCTCCGTCGCCGAGACCGGGTAGTCCTTGGCACGCGACAGCAGGGCGAACGCCGTGAGATAGGTTCCCGCCGAGCCATCGCCAGCGGTCGCGACGAGGTCGAAGTACCGCTTGCGTCCGCGAAGATCGACCTCGAAGACGAAAGCCTTGTTGTCGTCCGTCGCACTGGGCAGAGCCGATGTGGTTCCGCCAATGCCAACAGACGTGCCGTAGACCAGCCCCGTCACGTCGGCGTAGCTGCCGTCCGTGTCGCTCTCTTGGAGCTTCAGCGCGGCCATGGCGATATCGGTGGCACCGAGGTAGACGAACACCCGAAGGTAGTCGTAACCCTGCGTGTCGATGCTCGCCGTGGTGTAGCTGGCGTTATCGACGATCAGCCCCGGGGGAGTGATCGAGACGAACTTGTCATTTTGGGCGGTAATCATGCTGCAATTCTCCTTACGATCCGGGGGTAGACAGCATGATGACCGGGCCAGCCTCGGAGGCAGTCCCCTTCTCATGCACGTTCAGGTCAAAGCGCTCCGTGCCCTTGATGGCAAGCTGGTCGAACTCGAAGTATCGCGAGGCATCGACCGCAATCGACACGCCGCGACGAGTTCCCATCGACGCCGCCAGCCGCAGGTCGCCGAGGTAGGCCAGCCCATCGGTCGAGGCTTGGTCGGTGAGCGTCGAGTTCATCACCTGACTGATCGTCACCGGGAAGCCAAGGAACTGGAGAGGAGCACCCTGCGCGATCTGGGCAACCGTGTTGCCGCCCGCCGCTTCAGCGAGACGCAGCATCGAGTTCGCCCATCCTTGCCGCGAGATGTACCACCGCGCACCAGCCACAGCGTACTCGGGCAACTTCCCAACCATCGCCTCGAAGTCTTCGAGATCGAGGGTCTTGAACGCGAGGTTGCCGCCCGTCGCAGTCACCTTGCTACCAGCAGCAACCGCCGACTTCAGGCCGACGATGCCGCCGTAGGTGGAAGTACCGTCACCCAGGAAGAGGCACTCGTCCTCCTTCTTGGCGAACGCGTAGGCGATCTCACCAGCCAGGTCGTCGGCCAGGTTGACGATGCTGTCTTCGGTGATCTCGCTCGACATGCGACACATGGCCGCCAGCTTGCGAGCCGTCAGACTGACCGCGTCCCAATTCTTGTCGCTCGCCGTGATCTCGCCATTCTCGCCGACGAAATAGGCGGTCACGCCACCGGCACGCCGGGGGATAACCATCGAATCCGACGCCATGGGCCGGACGAACACCGACTGGCGGGCGACGCCATAGGTCTCGCGCAGGTCGATGATGGCGGTCTCCATCTCCTCGGGCACGAGGTACCCGCCAAGCGAGTTGGTGGTCGTGGCCAGAGCACGGGTTTCGATCCCGCGATCCTCGCACCACCGCCGAGCCTGCTCGTTGTTTCCGATGGTCGCCGCGATCCACTGGCCAGCGGTGTAAGCCCGCTCCTCAGCCGATACGCCGTTCTCAGCCTTGAAGTTCTTGACGCGGGCCGACCGCAGAATCCGGGGAGCCGCGATGGTCTTCTCGGTCGGCACCAGCACAGCCGGAGCAGCCGGGGAGGTCTTGCGTCCCTCGGGCACCGCGAGGCTGGCCTTGTCGGCGATCAGCTTGACCAGGCGTTGCTCCTCGACGTGGGCCGCATCAGCAGCAGCCATCGCCGAGTTGTACGACTTGTTCTCTTCCTCGGTGACCGCACGGGCCTCAGCCCCGGCCTTGGTAACGATGGTCTCGGCCTCGGCCAGAGACGCAGCCCGCTTCTCGCGGGTCTTGTTCAGCAACTCTTCGAGCATGTCGCTCTCCTTTGGAAAAGAGTCAGCGACTGTCCGAACGTGCGGGCATCGGTCGCCGACAGGGTGCAAAACACACACCTGCTG